TTCTGCTCATCCTGAGTTGGGATTCCTGTTGCAAAGTTCAAAATGAAACTCGGAGCATATCCTTGACGTACTTGATTTATGTGAAACTGACCAATCTGATAATCTAAGTCAATCCAGTTAATTGCCGTAGAATAGTTAGGAATTGGATATAAGTGAGTGTGAGCAGGGTTTGGTTCAATGTAATAAATTAATTGACGACCTGTTCTATCATTGGGGTCAAATTTTTTAATATATTGAGGTTCATTCTCATCTTTCTTGTAATTCCCCCAATCAGGTGAATACCAATAGTAATCAGCGTCCTCTTCTTTCTCTTTTAAACCGATTCTAATGGTGTGTAATGGAAGATATTTCAGTTCAAATGATGAACCCTCACGATTCCAAATAATCTCCATACAGAACCCGTTAAAGATTTCAAAATCTTTTGAGATATACAACAATAATTTTTCAAGATTATTCTTTTCACTCCAAATTTTAAGGTCAACATCTTGTACAGGTTTGTAACCAAAACCAACTGACATTTTTACCTTTTTATTAATAATAGCTTTGGCTAATGGTGAACCATAATTGTTATATAAATTTAACAAGAATAATGGATATAGGTTATCGGCACCATAACTAATAAAATGGTAATCCCCTTTCTTTTCATACTTATAGACGGGCGCAACATATGCCTCGTTAAAATTGAAGACCTTTACTGGTATTCCTCTGTTTTCTTTATTTTCTTCCATAATATTTTAATTATTCAAATACGTATTCAGTTTGACCTGTGGCAACATATGTGGTAGGGGTTGTTGTTCCTGAACCATATAAGGTAGCCAACCCACTTTCAACAACATCATTTGTGGTCAAACCAGACAATGTTAATGTCCCACCTGTAGTTTGATATACTTTATAGTTATAAGTTCCTTCTGGCAAGTCGTATGGGGTTAAATTGATGGGGAAATAGTTATATCTCTCCACATTTAATGTAGTATCTCCTGTCAAGAAGAATATAGTTTCATTATTAAGTTGTTTTGATTCCAACTCCATAATATAAGTCGTGGCAGTTAGAGGATATGTAGTTTTTTCCTCCAATGTCATAGGGACTAATGTGTTTTGATAGTTTGCTATTGTTATCATCATTCTTAAATATTATTTTGTTTTTTTTGTTTATATCTTGAGGTTTTTTTATTTTTCTCTTATATTTATTGTAGATGACTATTGTTGAAAAATGTAAATTAATGGAAGAATGGGGTTATACTTATGACCCCAAATCAGGTATTGTATATGGTAAAACTAATAAAGAAATTACCAGAAAAGGTAGGGGTGGTTATATAATCCTTCGTTATAAAAAAGAAAAACCTCATTTTAATTTATTTGCACATCATTTTGCGTGGTATATGACATATGGTGAAGAAGATATGGATTTTGAAATGTTAGACCACATCAATCACATAACATATGATAATAGAATTGACAATCTTAGAAAATCAGATAGTCAAAGAAATCAATTCAATAGACAAAATGTTAAAGGTATTACTTGGTGTAAAAGAGATAAAATTTGGATATCAAGAATTAAACTTAATAAAAAAGTAATTCAATTGGGTAGATTTTATAATGAGTGGGATGCAAGAAAAGCATATTTGGTGGCAAAAGAAAAATATCATATTTTTGATTAATTGAAATATTTTTTGTACCTTTGTTATATAAAATTGAAACTATGTGTAATCTAACAGAAAACTTTAAACCAGCATCAGAAAAAGAGCAAATTGAAATGTACTACGAAGAATTGTACAATGACCCCGATTTTATCCGTTATTTGGAACTAAAACACGAGGAGTGGATGGAAGGTATGTCAAAACATTATGAGACCCTTCAGAATGAAAAAAGCCTCGCCAGCGAACTAGGAAAAGTAATTCCTGAGGATACTTCATACTCTGATTTCGCTAAAGCTGTAGCTAAAATCTTAAGAGAAGATTATGGCACCCACAACTATAATAACTTTATGGGTGTATTACATGCCGAATTAGGTATGGAAGAATCTTTAAATGAAAAAAACCCCTCCATTACAGAGGGGTCTATATAACAGCAAATCTTTACGATTTGGAAGAGAGAGAGGATGTGATTATCCTACTGTGATATCAGTACCGATTAAAGTACCATCAATTAAGAATGCTCCGTTAGCAGATTTCCAAGAGATAGTTTGGTTAAGACCATTCATATCTCCTAATGCGATACCAAGAGAAGCGTCACCAGCTGATGCACGTCCAGCTGACTCAAGACCTAAATAGTAGTAATCACCTGCGTTTGATTTAACAACAGCGAATAAAGGTGCACGACCCAATTCAACCATTCTATTTCTAACGTTACAGTCCAATCCGATTAATTTTATGCTTAATGCTGACTCATAGAAAACAGTACCATTTTCTCTTGAGTAGTTTCCTGTTTGAGTAAGTCCAGCATGCTCAATGTCTTGTTCAAATTCGTATACAGTCAAACCTGTTGTTGTAATACCAGTGATAGTACCACAAGAATCTTGTGCGTATCCACCAGTAATGTCAACCCATTCACCAATCCAAACTTTCTCAACACCACCAATACTTGAACATCCCAAAACATACCCGTCGGTCAAATTACATGTAAATGCCATAATTTATATTTTTTTTAGTTTTTGTTTATTTTTTTTATAAAGGGGGGTTATTCACCCCCCGTTAATTGGTTAATTAAAGTTCAAAGAATACAACGTAATCCCAGAATGCTGCGTTTACACCAGCTTTCCATTTTGCTGCCATTCTAACTTCTTGGTTGTCAAGAGAGTACCATAATTCAAAGTTCTCATAGTCATTCAATAAATCCACACCTAAGTATAAGTTAGATTTAGAAGATAAGAACATTTTGTTAGTACCGTTCAATCCACGAACTGCGATTGCTCTTACGTTTGTACCTGGTACCATTTGAGAGAATTGCTCTCCCTGGTCTTCAGCACCTGTGTAGTGGAACAAGTTAGCGTTTCTTAATGCTAATGCGTACAATCTGTAAGTATCATAACCCATATATAAATAAAGGTCATCCATTGCGATGATGTTAGTTGGAATTACAGAAACCATGTCATCAACTAAGCTGATGATGTTAGCTGCTGTGATACCAGTTGCTGAACTGATGTTACCTGTAACAACTGAACCTGAATAATCAACTGAACCAGCTAATGTGATGAAACCATCACAAAGTGCAGTATTACCTGTAGATGAAGTGTCACCTTTCCAAATTAAGTCATCCATCAATGCAGAAATTTGAGAAACTTTCTCTTCAGCATAGATTTGCTCAAATGGAATTTGTGTGTTATATGAACCTGGGTTCATTAAAGATTGAGTGTAGTAAGCCTCTAATGTATCCAAGCAGATACTTTCGTTAACTTTCAAAGGACATACATTCAAAGTTGTTTGAGACAAGATTGTCTCGCCAGAATTAGAAAAACCACAACCGCCTGCTTGAGCAACCAAATCAGATGATAAAAGGTTGATAGAAGCAGCTGATTTGATATCAGGTTGTACAGTTAAGAATTGAGCGGAACGACCACCCAAAATCATTTTTTTAATTAACGCCATACGTTCCTGGTCTACGTAAGCTGTCAATCCTGCGACATTTAAACTCATTGTTTTGTTATTTTAATTTTTAGTTTATTTTATTTTATTTACCACCAAAAAACTTTAACTTATCTACTTTAGAAGCTGATTTAGATAAGCTTGGGGATTTAGTGATTGATTGTGCTGATGGTTCAGCAGCGAACTTCTTGAATTTTTCAGTAAGTTCTTTGTTTTCTTTTTTCATTGATTCAAATGATTTCTTCAATTCGTCAACCATTGCTTTTAAAGTAGATACTGCTTCAAACATAGATTTCAATTCTTCTTTGTTATCTTCAGCGATTTCTTCAGTAGCCTTTGTTTCAATCTCATTGATAAGACCTTCAGCGTCAACGTAAAGGATTAAACCATCTACAGTTTCATGACGACCTTCGGGTGCATTAACAAAGTTACCTTCAGCATCTTTAACTTCAACCTTATCACCTACAGCGATTTGGTCACCAGCAACAATAACACGAACTTCAGTACCATCCGCTAATTTAGTTTCAACAACACCTTCCATTTTTTCTTCAATTGCTCCAGCGTCCTTGATTTCATCTTTAGTGATTTCTTCAGCCATTTGTTCTTCTGCTTTATAATCGTTTATTTCTTTGACTTCACCTGCTGCTACAGTAATACTTTTACCATTGTCAAGTAAGTAGTTTCCATCGGGTAACTCACCTTCTTCACCTTGAAGAACCTGAACTACTTTTTCTCCGACAGCTAAACCTTCACCTAAACAACGGATAATTTCTCCTGTTGCTGCTGTGTAATCCATAGCCATCTTTTCTTGTGCGAAAAGTTCTTTGATTTTGGCTATAATGCTTGTTTTAGTGTTCATAATCAAATTTAATTATATAGGGTTTATTTTTGTTTAATGCATTTAATTTATTGTTTTAAGTCATTTGTATACCCCACCATCTTTTTAAGTGATTTGGCAAACTCTATGACTCTGTCCGTTAAACCTTTTCCATTAATCCATTTTATCTTTTCATCAATACTTGTGTATTCAATCCAAATTAAAACAGAGGCAAAGAACTTGGTAAACGCCCAATCAAACCAAATGTAATTTCTCATTATTTCATTTATAATAAATCTATCAACCAAGTAGGTTAAAATTAAAATGGTGAAATATACACCTAATTTTCTACATAACCCAATTCTTGTTTTTCTACTAGTGATTTCCTCATTATTTTTTCTTGCGTGCCAACGACCAATAAATGTATCCAAAATTGACATAAGAGATACAATTAAGGCTAATGGTGCAAGTGGGGAAATAAATGCTATGAATAGACCTAAAAATTTGTTCATTATTTAATATTTAAAAGTTTTTTAATTTTATCTTCTTTCATTGAATCCTTGTCATTACTATTAACAACATCCTCAATTTGTTTTGCGATTTTTTCAATCATATCGTCTTCATATTTCTCAATGAAATAACCTTCTAAAGAAAACCCATTGTATTCAGAGTTTTTAACTTTATCCCATACGTCATCATTCTCAACATAGAAAGTTGCAACCCAAGAACCTTCAGGTAAATCAGGAAATACATTACTGGTGTTTCTATCCCCAACTACATAAGATTCCATCATATACACACCATCTCTAAATTGACTTGAATCGTGATTTGTATTTACCTTGTGAATCTTATTTTCCTTGAAGTATTTTCTCATCATCTTTTCAATGGTCTCCTTTGAAAATTTAACATAATATTTTCCTAACTCAGAACTAAATCTTAATATGGGGGTCTCAGCTAACATTACAGGTGCTGTAACCAATCTCTTTTCATCATTAAGGTCTTTGAATTCATATTTGGAAAATGCATCCATTCTTAATTGATTGTTGATTTGTTGCATTTTACGGATAGCCCAATTTACACCTTCATCTCCGCCCCATGCATCCCACATAAGACCACCACATCCTTTATCATAAGGAACATCTTTATGTTGTTGATGTCTTTTGAATGATGCCATTCTGGCGATTGTGTCAACTGAGATTCTACGTTCATTACACAATTGGGCTGCTCTTGTCCAACCCACTCTTGTTCCACAATCAGTTCTACCTACTTTTTCTTTATATTTAATGGCTCTACAAGCATTTTCACTTGCTGCTTTGGGATAGTCAGCATATGACACTTCAATTTTCTCAAATATAGCCCATTTAACCTCTGTGGCGGGATTATCTACAAAAGATAAGGCATCCATCCCCTCATCCATTTTATCTTCGTCAAAATCCAAATAAAGTATTGGTTCTTCGTCAATCATAAAGTTATATATATTTAAACTCATATTGTTAAATTTAGAATGTTACTGATTTTTCAATCCTATTTATTCTTCTTTGGGCATCACTAATATCAGATTCAACCACATATGCTCTCACAATTTGTTCTTGTGTTGGTGTTTGAGTAAACACAGATGAGAATTGTTGATTTGAATTTGTTGCTGGTAAGTCAGGCATAAACGACCTACCTCCATTTGATTCATTTATTGCTGATAGTAGGGGTAAGAATTGTCTTGTGGACATTTCATTTATTACAGCTTCACCAGGTGCAAGTTGTGCATCCACTGAATCTATTTGACCTGAACCATCACCAGGTACAATACCCCCTTTTGCTGCTCTAAATTTCTGTGATGCAATAATTCCGATTTGAACCGCTGAAAATGCCGCTGCTATACCTGCTGCTATAGATTTGATAATAAGTTCACCAGGGGTCTGTGCAAAGGTTGATAATACAGCTCTTGCCCCATCAATGGTTGCCCCAATGATATCAAGGGTTTTCTTTTGTTCAAACGCTTTTCTTGCTAATTGAAGTTCCTTATTTCTCTTATTTTGTTCAAGTTGTTCAACCTCATTATCATATTGTTCTTTACTGATAAGACCTGCAGCATAATTAGATTCAATTCTTTCCTTATCCATAGCGACCGCATCCTCCAATTTTTGGGTTTGGTCTTCCATGGCTCTTCGTTGGAATTCGGATATGATTGATGCTATCTGATTAAACGTCTCTGCGATATAATCAGCAATCATTATGTATGTGTTAATGGTATTTTCAGAAATCTGATTATTGGTTTCTTCTTCTACCTCTTTTCTCTTTTCAGATGCTTCCTCAGTTATTTTGGTTTTCTCATCTTCAACTTTCTGATATTCATTTAAAAGATACTGATTAGCATTATCCTGAGTTTGTTGTGCTTCTAAAATTAATTGATTTCGTGCTAATCTACTCATGTTAGCATTTTTCTTGAGATATTCCTCATTTAATTGAATATTATACTCAAATAATCCCTGCTCATTTAATTTTCTCTCAACAGTAAATTTTTCATCCTCTCTTAATTTTTCATCATATGCTTTTAGATTCAAACCAAGTTCTTCATCCAATCTTACTTTTTCAATACCTGCTTCAACATCAATTTGTTTTTGAAGAACTTTAAGACGTTCCATCATTAACTTTTTATAGTTAGCTAATGCAAGTTCTTGTTTCTCAATCTGTTTATCGTATCCTTGAACTTCTAATCTTAATTTCTCTTTTTCTCTTTCATCAAATAAACGGATTGAGTCCATTCCAAGTTTTGATTCCTCATCGTATAAACCATTCAATCTTTTTTGATTTGCATCAATAATTTGTTTGGTAACGTCTAATTCCCTTTCTAATCGTTGTTGGGACTCATATTTAACATATTCAGTATATGCTTTCTCCAAATCATTTAAGACGGTAGCTTTCTTCTTCTTATCCTTAACTTCTTTATCAATTCTTATCTTGGTTTCATTATATACTTTCTCAACCGCTGCTAATCTAGCGTCTCTTTCCCTTTCAACTAAATCAATACTATTATCACCCCTTTGTTGTCTTTGTGACAATAATGCACTTTCAGCATCAAACGCTTTTTGTTCAAGGTCAGTAATAGTCCTCTGTATTTCAGCATAATTCTGTAAAGTTTGTTGATAAGCTCTTAACGCTTTATCTTTTGCCTCTTGTGCCTTTCTTGCTTCTTCATCAAGTTGTGCTTGAGTTTTAACCGTACCATTTAATTCTTTTAAAGTTTTGTCATAATCATTTGATGTTTGACTTAATTTCTTTAACGATATTTCATTAGCTTGATATTCAAGTTGTAATTTATTTAAAGCTTCTTGAGCCTTAAATAACATAGGATTTGTTCTATCTTGCAAAGTATTTGCAAATTCTTGTTCTCTATTAACTCTTTGAATCGCTATTTGGATATTATCTTCAAGTACAATTTGTTTTTCAAGTAATTTGTTAAATTTATCTTGGTTTTGTTGAAATCTTAATTTGGTTTTTTGGTATTCAATAAACTTTTCAGAAGCTGTATCCAATTCTTCTAAAAGGGTTTTTTCATCTCTAATGTTTTGAAGGTTGACACCATAGGTAGTATTTAATTCCTTTAATAAGGCTGTTCTTTCAGAAGTATTTTCATTGGTTTCCTTAATTCTACCAATCAAAAGTAAAAACTCACCAGTTTCATCAGCAAGTTTAGTATTATAATCTTCTTGTTCTTTCTTTAAATCCTCAAGTTGTTTTTTACGTTCTGCTTCTTGTTCAGCCGTTTTCTTACTAGCTGAGAAGTATTGGTATATCCCATACACTAAAGTCCCAATAGCAGCAACTAAACCGATAATTGGGAGTGCTTTCATAGCAGTCCCCAACGCTGTGGTCGCTACCGCTGCTCCTGTTGTTGCAACAGCCT